AGATCCTATAGTATTAGAGGCAATGGGGGCTGTTCCTCTTAGAGTTGCAGTTGAAACTGTTGTACCAGAAGCAACGCCAAGATTTCCATCTAATGTCAAAGTTCCTTTAACAAATACTTTAAAACCATTTGTGTTTAAATGGCAATTAGAATTAATTGTTAAGTTATTATAATACATGTCTCTGCTAAGAGAAATATTGGCTACAATAACAACATCGCCATCTGTTCCGACACCGTATACTGAATCATTGCCTATTCTTTGGACTTTTGCTGGCGAATTATATTTATCTATTCCTGGCATATTAAACCAACTGCGAGTAGATTACTGTTCCGTTTTGGCACCCAGTACCACCAACAACATTTGTGCTTACATTAGCAGGGAGCGTTGCCTGAGCTGATATTATTATTACAACTCCACCGCCTCCTCCTCCAGAACCGGCAGTCCCTGGTGCGTTAATTGAAGCATTGACAGTGGTTGCATCCGTTGATATATATCTAGCACTTAATATTACAACGCCACCACCTGCCCCAGAAGCACCGCCTGCCCCGCCTCTCAAGAATAATGGATTTATTTGAGAGGCGGTTACTGAGTACCCGCGAACTGCCTGAACCGGCTGATACCAGTACCCACTCTGAGTTGTTTTATCCCCTGTTCCCCCAGCGCTTGTGGTAGGTGCAGTGGCATTTGCTGTTGCACTATTTCCTCCAAGTGCATTTATAATGTTTCCCCCAGCGGTGGCTCCACCGCCAGCAATACTTCCATTTGCACTAGACCCTGTTGCAAACCCGATCACAGCACCGTTACGTAATGTTAAAAGATTTTTAACAAACACACGATATCCATTTGTTATTAATTGTATATTTGCTTGAATTTCTAAATTAAAATAATACATATCGGATGTCAAAGTAGTATTTGTAGAAATTGTTACAGAACCATCAGAACCAGACCCATAGATAGGGTCTGGAGCATCAATGAATGATGCAAAAGCATTGGCTGCTGGATATTTTATAAAACCTGTCATTATGTTTCCTCAATTCCAAATACAGCAATATTGATTGCGGTATTTGAACTGCACAGTGCAGTTATTTGATCAGAGTTTGTATTATTTGCCGTTGATCCATTGTTATTCAAAACCATTGAGCAGTTAAAAGTGACGGTTTCATTTGCAGCAACAGACAGTGCACTCAATATATCATGAGTATTGGCTTCAGCAACATTTGCTGGTTTTAAACGAACGGTAACTGTTTTTGCACTATTGGTTGTGTTTGTTAAAATAATTTGTTTAATAATTGATGTTGTGCTTTGGGGAACAGTATAAATTACGGAAGAGGCTGTTGTTAACTGAGTTGGGCTTGAAGCCCCAGAGAGTCTTTTTTGTGTTAAAGCCACTACAAAACCTCCATATATAGTCTAATTAAGATATTCCGATTTTCCTGAGAGGAATTACCACCGCCAGAAGAAGAAAATTCCACTACAGCATTGGAAGAGTTTTTATAAAAAATTTTTCCATCTGCATAATTAATAGCAAGTTCGCCATGTTCTAGCGAGGCTGGAACATTTGAAGATGTGCCACTATTTTTAAGCTTTATAGTATTGGGCACCTCGGCCTCCTATCAGAATGTGCCACCATCAATTGTAGCAGTATTGGCTGCTAAATTAGCCAGCTGAGCACTATGCGCTTGAACATCAGTTCCAATTACAAGACCAAGGTTGGTTCTCGCTGTTGCTGTATCAGTGGCTCCTGTTCCGCCATGGGCAACAGCAATGGCAGTTGCTTGCCAAGTTCCCGTTGCAATTGTGCCTAAAGAGGTAAGACTTGAACCCGTTATCCCCGAACCCAGTGTTGAGCTACTTAGGACAGATGTACCATTGATATAAAAAGCCTTTCCACTTGCAAGATTTAAATGCTCTGAGGATGTCCAGGCATCTGTAGAATCAACCCAGTTAAAAGTTTTGTTGGAGGCACCCAGAACGGTGATGCCAGCACCATCTGCTGTTGTATCATCTGGCGCTGCAACATTGGCAAGAACAACATTTTTATCCTCAACAGTAAGTGTTGCAGTATTTAGTGTTGTTGTATTGCCTTGAACAACCAAATCACCGGTAACGGTCAAATCACCAGGAGTTGTAATATTGGGAGCTAATGATATTGTATTCCCAGCAACTGCAATTTGATTTGCTGTTCCACTTATTACAACTGTTGCATTAGTAATAGCGTTATCAACATAAAGTTTTGTAGTGGCGTGTGTATCAGCAGTTGGCGTAGGAACAATAGTGATTCCAGTAAATGTTTTATTGCCAGTTACAGTTTGAACACTGGACAAAGTAAGGTATGCACCAGCACCACCAATTGCTTCTACGCTTGTAGCAGCCCCGCCTGCGCCTCCTGTGCCTTTGCCATAATAAAGAACATCATTAACTTCATTATATGCAATTTCTGCATTTTCTAAAGAAGATGGCGCACCCGATGCTCCAGAAGACCTTCTTTTAATTCTAATGGTATTTGCCATATTAGTAATTTCCTCCATCTAGTAATGTATTTGCGATGGAATGAACATGGTCAGTCCTCGCAGCAATATTTAAAACCCCAACAGATGCCACTCTCGCAATATCTTCTGGGGCTGTTGTCGCATATGATGCATTTGCCAAGTTAATTGTAGCAGGAACGGTGTTAATAACACTTACATCATTTGTTTGGATTGTTATTGATGTTACATCGCTATTAGAAACAGTAAGTTGTGTGATGTCCCCAGTTTTGACAGTTAAATTTGTTATTTCCGCAGACATTACGAAACATCCGGGCTAACCGTCACCTTCCCTTGCAACAAGGTGGTGACCACGCTTCCATTGGTTTGTTGTAAATCATAAACATAAATACCTGGCCTAATATTTGCAGAGTTTGCTGATGTCATTGTAAAAGTAAGGGTGCCGTTTGCATTATCTGTTTTAGACACATCAAAAATTGCTGTATTTGAGGTGGCATGGACAGATGTTTTCATAGATGCGACAAAAGACATTGCCGAAATATTAATATTGGCATTTGCCGAATCTTTTAAACGAACCTCATGAACATAAGTGTCGCCTCGATGTATTGCAATATTTTTTTCCGCCGCCATCTAGCAATCGCACTCCTCACAGCCACATTCGCAGCACTCGGTGCATTCACAGCCACATCCACAATCTTTTGTTCTAGACATACCGACCTCGTTACTGACCGGGCTTTGGTAATGCTTTCCACGCTGCTTCCATTTTTGCAGCGTCCTTGGCAAATTCTTGTTCAAGTTCAATGTGAATCCACTTGCCACCAAATGAGCCAGCATTATCTTTTTCGTTATAAACTTTTACGCCCTTGGCCCCCTCCCCACGCGAGCAACGAAAACCTCTTCCATAACCAACCTTTTTGTCAGATTTGTCGGCATCGTATGCGTAGTCATGAATCTCAACAATGCCGAGCTCCTTTGCATACTTCAGGAACCAATCCCACATCTCAACGCCAACCTTGCGGTCTGTGTATCCGATGTCCGCAGCTGCCCCAGTGGCATGAACCGACAGGTACTTCTCCATGCCCGGGTCACCAATTTTCTTTCCTTCTGTATGCTTATTCCTCATAAGACGGGCCGAGTAGATGCCCATATTGGTTGCTTTCCATCTGCGACCACATGCGGCAACAAACCACTCGGTTCCCGCGCCAGCTTTTTTGCCGTCAAATGATGGGTAATAAGGATACTTACGAGGCATCACTTAGACCCTTTACCAAAAGCAACATCTTTTGGATTTACATATCTCACCAAGACTGGCAGGGTAGCGGCCCAAAGTGCATTAAGGGCAGCCTTGGGATCGCCAGTTGAAGCATATACAGCTACAGCAGCGCCAAGAACGCTTCTTGCGTAAGAGGCAATAATAGCCTTGTTTTGTTCAGATAATTTAATCATAAAAACCTCCTATATGATATATAGACATTATAGCCTATTCAGAATCTGCATGGTTAGTCTTAGCTTTGCTAAAAATGGCTTGAATTTCACTTTGATCAAGTTTGCCATCATCTAAGAAAGCGTTTGCCAAACCCTCAACGACCTTGGCAACCCCTCCAATTCCTGCCATCAAACATGCTTTCCAAAGATCAACACCAGCAATGGCACCGGCTCCGATAACGCCTAATCCAGACGCTCCAAAGACAGCTAAAATTCTTAATAACACATTTCTTGTATTAGACATAATTTCTCCTATTCATCATTACTAAGCATTACGCTTATGTAATGAACCAAAAAAGCAACAGATGTTGCAATTAAGGTAATCTTTCTAGTATCCCCAGAAAGTGTTGCAAAAACAATAATAGTGCTAGATATTGTAAATGCAAGAGCAGCGGTTTCTTTGCTGAACTTTTTAATAAAATTCCATATACTGAATTTTTTCATTCCATCCTCCGTGTATTTATAAATACTATTTGTGGTGTAACTTTCATCATCACCATTTGGCCCCTCAATCTCGGGAGCCTCCTCATCCTCCTCTTCCCCCTCCTCTTCTTTTTTAAAAGCAGAATTGCTGTCTGATGGCTTGGGGGAGTTTAAACCTCCGCCAGAACCTCCTGAGCGTGGTTCTGGGCCTCTGACGGGGGCTGCGGCTGCTGCGGTGGCAATGCTTGCTATAGCAAGAAGAGTCCTTCTTTCTTTAACTGGAATTGCCGACCCTGTTGGTACATAATCATCAAAACCATCTGCATAAATGTTTATTTCTTCTTCAAAAGCTTCTCTGACTTCTGCCGGGGCATCCTGAACAGCTTCAATAATTTGAGTTTTTTCTTCTTCTGTTATATCTGAAGTATCAATTGATTGAAAAACCTGTGTGGCTTGTTCTTGCGTTATTTCTTGCAAAACATCTTTATTTGTAGCCAAATCAACAGCTTCTTCTGTTGTTATAGTTTCTGTAATTTCAGGAATAGTTGTCGTTGTTGGTATTGTTGTTGGGATTGGTAGTGTTGTTGTCGTTGTACTTGACAATGTTGTTGTCGTTAAACTTGGTGTAATAATCAGTGTAGTGGTAGTGTTTGGAATAGTCGTTGTGGAGGTTGTTGTAGATGTTGTCGTGGTTTGTTGCACCGTGGTTTCTGGTACCGTGGTTGTTTGCTCTACCGTGCTTGACGATAACAATATTGTTGTACTGGTGGTTTGAGGAATAGTAGTAGTCGTTGTCGTTGTTGTAGTGGGCGGAGTAGGGTCAATCACCACGGCATCAACAGTTGCCTGGGGTCCGTACATACAGGACCCAGCACCCTCTCCGACGCATGGGGCTGTCCCTGCCTGAATCTTAAATCTCACTGGTCCGTATCCAGTTGTTCCAGGCCACATCCATGGGCCGAGGCTGTATGAAGTATTTACGGCGTATGTCCACACCCCCCAACCACCAGCTTCTACCCCATCAACCAGGTCATGAAACAAAATGTTGTACATATATGGGGCAGTGTTGCTTGGTGTTGGGGCGTTCCAACTCAAAACAACATTTCCATCGTTGTCTGCTACCGCTGTGAGATTTTGAACAGAGTTAAAGTATGGCGCTATCGTTGTAGTTGTAGTACTGGTAGTAGTCGTGGTTGGTGCAACGACAGTCTTCGTAAAAGCAGAGGCGGGAACTACCTGCCATCCCGAACCTATATCCCAGTAGAGAGTCGTATTGGCTCCGCCACCATTTTCGTAATACCAATATGTGATTGGCTTAGAAACTCCAGCGCTAAAAGAAACGTACTGTGACGGGTTGCCCCAGCCGCCCTTGTCAACCCAGTTGTTGTCTATCAAAACATTGTCTATATAGAGTTTGGTTCCGTCATCCGCAGCGGGCAAAAACCTAAACGAGCCAGTCACGGGCAGTGTTATGTGGCCTTCATATTTAACAATAAAGTCTTCATACATATTGAACAGCGGTGTACTGTCGAAGTTTTGATTGATTTGAGTGAGAGTGGTGGTTCCAACGACCGGACGACCGGTGACCGTGGGGAGTGGAGGCGAATTGTTGTAGCCAAAGTTGTTGTAAACAGTTACATTAAGTCCTGGTTCGGCTTGGGCAGAAACAGAAAAATTAGAAAAAATAACACTAATAAAAAAAAGTACGCCAAGAATCCAAGTACCTTTTTGCGGCTTAAGCCTCATTGCTCACCCTCCAGTGGTTTAATAAGTATAGTAACAAGAAAAGGTCCTGACTAATGTCAGGACCTTTCCCGTGCCTCCGTTGCAAGGATGTATATTATATCATCTACTTAGTCAATTACGTCATCAAAATCAGATTCTCTAAAGAAAAATTCTAATGCAATAATTAAGACAGTGGGAAGAAGAATTAATCCCAATGATAAAGCAATAATAAGCTTTACCATAAAAGTCAATACTTCTATAGCCAAATTTAGGCTTGACCAGGCTTAGGAAGTGCTCTCCATGCTGCTTCAAACTTTGCGGCATCATTGGCCATTTCAGGCGAAAGTTCTAGGTGCAACCACTTGCCGCCTTGCGAACCAGCATTGTCTTTGGCGTCATAAATCTTTACGCCTTTTTCGCCTTCACCGCGACTGCAGCGATAACCACGGCCCCAGCCGAGTTGCTTATCCTTAACGTTAGAGTCATAGGCGTAGTCGTGAACCTCCTCGATGCCGAGCTCTTTGGTGTACTTCATAAACCAATCCCATGCCTCAACAGCCTTCTTGCGGTCTGTATAACCCATATCGATTGCCCTGCCCGTTGCATGAACGCTCAGCCACTTTGGGTTATTTGGGTCTTTGTCGGCTGCAGGATTCCTCATTCTTCTATTGACATAAATCCCCAAATTAGAAAAACCCCACCTTTTCTTGCAGAGCTCTAGAAGCTTCTCGGTGCCAGGCTTGGGACCATTACCGTTGCCGTCTGAGTTTCCAGTATACTTTCTTGGCATAATTTTACTATCTCCTTTTGTCATTTGTCCTTAATAGTAATGACTATATGTATTCGCCAAATCTTTTAATTGGCCTTCCAGGAACTCCTACTACGGTAGCTCCATCTTCTGCGTCATCTATCACAACAGTTCCTGCCCCTAAAGTGCAATTTGATCCTACATTTTTAAAGTTAATGACAACAGCCCCTGCTCCTATTGATGTTGTGTGACCAATATTAACATCACCACATATTCTTGACCCAGGGCTTAAAGTGCAATAGTCTCCAATATTACTTGACTGATTAATCGAAGAAGCTGTGTTTATGTGCACGTGTACACCTAGGTTAACTCTAGTTGTTAGAACAGAATATGGACCCATGGTTAAACCACCGCCAAAAGTGCAATATGAACCTATTACTGCTGTGTCATGGATAAGGTTAGCTGCACGGTCAATTCTATTTATTTTTGATTCTATTTTTTTTCTTATTTTAGATGAATTAATCCCTATAGTGTATTTTAATTTAGGATATTTATCAAGTAAAAAAGGTAGAAACGACACATCGCCGAGAAGATGTTTGTTATTTATTGATGGATCATCATCTAAAAATCCAATAATATTCCATTGTTCATACTTGTCTGACAAGGCAATATATTCTAGATCTTTAGAATGTCCACCAGCTCCGAACTATTATTAAATCCATGTTTTTATTTCTGAAAAATCATTGTCGCACACGCCATAAACATTAAAGATTTCTTCTGAATTTTTTGGAAATAAAACAACACTATTATCTAATCTTTTTGATCCAGGAAAAGCCCAAATTAATCCAGATGATGTCATAGTATACGCATCTGTTTGATGCCAAAAAAAGTTTGCAGTGTTATAATCATTAAATAATTTTTCAAAAGCTTTTGGATTTTTACAGTGTAGCCAGCATCTTTTATCTAGATAATCTATTATATCAACTTTATATTGTGGCTCATCATGACCTAAATACCATAAACCATTAACATACCTTACGTCTATTTCTACATCATAGCCATTATTTAAGGCTATATTTATATACTCAGGTTTATTTTCTAGTTCTTTTTTTATACCCTCAAAGTTACCTCTGTGTGCAATAAGTTTCATTTTTGATAATTCTCCAAAAAGTAATTAAGATCCTCTGGAGTACCTATGCCCCACATTTTTTCTATATTTTTAACTCTAATTTTTTTATTATCTTGTATAGCTTCATTAAAAACTGGACATACATAAAATTCTCCATTTGTCCTAATGTCTTTAGCTATCATTTGTTCTGCATATTTTACATAATCTGAACCCTTTTTCCAGAAGTAAATACCTACAGTAGCTAAGTTACTTATAGGTTTTTTCTCTGCAACTTCTGCAACAAAACCATCATCATCCAATTTTGCATATGACCATTTAGGATGAGTTGCCTCAAAAGTAAGTATTCCGCCGTCAATCCCATCCGCACTAAAAGCATATAATGCCTCATTGCTATTCCATTCAATAAATTGATCCGAGTTTGCCATAATTAATGGAGAATCATTATCTATCAATTTCTTGGCTAACAGGGTAGTGCAAGCAGCTCCTTCAGTTAAGGAGTCAACTTGAATAATACTGCATCTAGGGGCTATTAAATTTAATAAGTATTGTAAATTATATTTTTCATAATGTTCTTTTTGAACGATAAATATATAATTTGCTTCTATATTTAAATTTTCTACGACTACTTGAATCATAGGTTTTCCGCTTACTTCAATTAACGGTTTGGGGAAAGTATATCCAACTGCTTCAAATCTGCTACCAGCACCAGCCATAGGTATTAATACGTTCATACTTTCCGATTTCCATGGTATGTTTTTATTTTGTTTTTTAGATAAAATATTAATTATCTTATCAATTTTTTGAATATTTAAATCATTTCTATTCTCTACTGCAACAAGAGTTGATCCACTGTCTAATGCTCCTTGTCTGCCAATGTGACTATCCTCTACGATTACCGTAGTGCTTGGCAGTGCGTTGCAAGCAGTCATGCATGTCCAATACATTTCTGGAAATGGTTTTGTTCTTTTTACATCATCATTACTTACAAAGTAGTCTATATATTCAATTAGTCCAAGTCGTATTAGTACTAATTTTACAGTATCTCTTACGCTATTAGATGCAACTGCAATCTTGAATGAATTAAATTTAAGTTTTTTAAAAAATGATATTAGTTCTTCATCTCTTAAAAGCTTATTGAAAATAAATAAAGTTTCTTCTTGTTTTTTTTTCCAAACTTCATTATGAAGATTTGTAGGAAGATTTTTATTTTCAGATAATGTATTTAATTTTTTTGTAGTTGGTAAACCATCATATATGCTTAAATGTTCTTCTCTAGAAATTATATATTGTTTTCCAAAAAATTCAAGCGCATTATTCAATGCCTCGTAATGAACTTCCCTACTGTCTAATAAAACTCCATCTAAATCAAAAATAACTAAATTATTCATAAACCCTACATTCTTAATAGATAGTTCTTTTTAACATATTTTTCATCATATAAACCATAAAAATCACTCATAGGACCTTGAAGAGAATTTGTTACGTCATAACCCAATCTTCCAAGGGCTATGCCAAGCAGTCTTTCTGTTGCACAGGACTGAAATTTATTAATTGGAAGAATATTGAATAGCCCAGATTGAGTGAGGTCTTGCATTGTTTTATTGGAGGCCAGCATCATTGGACCAAAAACGCCCTTATAATAGTGGGGTAATTCAAAGCCCATATGTTTTTTAAGTTGTTCATCTGCCCAGACACTTAAGTCTTGATCATTTTCATCTCTGCCCATAGGGGTCGGAGGAGAATCCCACCATCTAATTGTAGTTAGATCATTGTTTTTTACAAAATCTATATTCCCATTAAGAACTAATGAA